GTTGTAGAAATTTATGGTTTCTTTCCAGCCTTCTAAAGTACCCTTTGGCTCGAAAGAGGGGAATAGTGAAGCTGTTTGTGCGGAGGGAGGATTAAACTCCACCTTGTCTTTAAGTATCTCCTGATTACCTAATATAAAAGAATCACAATTATCATTAACCCAACCGAACTGTTTATGTGCTTCATCTGCCATACTATTAGCCTGTAATTCGTTAACCCATTTTGTTGTGTATTGCCTAATGTCACCCATCTTATCTACTGCCACACCATATTTAGACATCTCCTTACGAAATTCTTCCTGTGAATTTACTGCAGAAAACGGCACTGTAAATTCCCGTACACCGTCAAGTGGAAGATGAAGTCGCATTACTAGCGACTCACCTAATTCAGCGTCCCATAAACGTCTGACTACATATAAGTCATTATGGTATATTTGTTTTTCACCAATTTCGCCGTCTTTCTGCGTTATCCGTATATAGATACCACCGTTAGCTCCCCTGAAATAAGGGGCTGGGTACATAGGTATATTATAAGTTGTTACAGGTTTATCAGGTAAGTCCATCGACGGAGCTTCGACAATATTATCTTCTTCCGTAGCTTCTTTTATCCGGCTACCGAGGCTTATAGGAGATTTTATCTTACCCCAATTAGGACATTCTCTACATACGTTAGGATTAAGTCCATCAAAACTATCACAGCCATACGGACCCTTTATGAGATCCATCTTTTTCATTGTATCTTGTGGAGTGTATTCAGAGTGGTTTTTAGATAGAAGATGAGCGGCTTTCTTACCATCATCGCAAAATTTAGCTATGGATAATCCAGCCCTCCATAAGGGTTCCGATATTTCTTCCTGATTCAACAATATATTTTTTAACTGTTCGCAACCATTCCCTGCGCTTGTTTTTATAAGTATATCTTTAAATATATTTTTTCTGTTGCCAAGCAACACATCCATTACAGCATTACTGCCAGCAGGAATATGTTTAGTAGCAACTGGTATCAATTCGCTATCAAAATATCCAGTAAATTTATCAAGGGGTATAGGTTCAGGAACGTCCATACCAAGAAAAATTACCTTGGAAGGGGGATCTGATTTATAATTATGAGTTTCCGGTATACGAAGCACACGTGCAGCATCTGCGGTTACAGCAGCATCTGCTAACAACTTATATTTTAAACAAGAACGTTTAAGGACCCGGGCTGTTCGCAACCATTCGTCTAGGTTAACAGGTTGTGACAAGAACCAATATACATGCACCCCGTTGCCCGAGTTGACAAGAAGAGGTTTAGGTAACGAAAGTTTTTCACAAAATCCTTTCAGAGCGACAATAGCTTCCGGCTGGTTTGGATAATCTTTATTAGGACCGCAATCTAAGTCTAGGAAAAATGTTCGGAGTTGTTCAACGTTATCTACCTTACGTGAACCTTCTTTTTTAAATGTAGCTAATGCAAAATAAGTATCAAACCCAGCTTTATCATACTCGTAAGCAAAATCTATTACAGCATCTATAGAACTATAAAATTTTTGTGCTGGTGGATGGCTATCTGATTTATAGAAAACACAGTAAAAGCCATTCTCCCCCAATGCTCTCCGTAGAAATTCTTTTGTATTCATTTTTACACCCAAGAGAGGACCGCGGCCATACAACGATACAGCCGCGGTTATATAAATAGAAACTAATCGTCCCAATCATCTACGATAGCATCTAACTCTGGGTCTTTAGCTTTTGGCGTAGCGTTCTTTTTGGCTACTTTTTTCGGCTCTTTGATTTCTCCGTTTTCTTCAGGTGAACTTACTATTGCAAACGGGTTGCCATCTGAAGCCTCAAAACCATCTGTTGTATCGAAGGGGGAACGTGACTCCATTGGAACATACTTCAAAACCTGTACCGCTCGCAACCTTAGAGACACACCATTACCCATACTCCCCCCTGCGTTATAGGGCACAAAAGATACGGCAACATTAACAGTGCTTCCTGTGGTCAAGAGAAACTCATCATCCAGCTTTGTGTTTTTTGAATCGAACTGAGCTGGTTTACGAGTAGCATCTTTACCGTAAGCTCCTTTCAGGCTGGCCTTAAAAGTAAAGGTACCTTCTTCTTCCTCAATAAAAGGACTTGCAAATTTCTCAGGCCAATTTTTTTCTGTTGCAGTCTTTTCCTTGTAAGCCTGAATCATAGCTTTACGTAAATCCTTGGCTTGTGTTTTGGACATACGAAAATTGATTCCATATTGTGCTCCTTCGTCAAAAGGATCACAGGGAACAGACCGTTTCTCTTTATTGTCATACCGATAGGTACCATTAAGGCGAGGCCATAAGGCTTCTACTTCGTTAATAAGATAGGTAGGGGCATATTCAGCCATAAGATTTCTCCTGTTTATTTAATTGAAACCCATCTGTGATTCCAAATGGGGACGTTTTCATACCCTCAAGTGGTGGCGTAAAATCCAAAGTGATAGCATCTACCGTATTCGGATGAGCTTTCATTTTTGAAACCACCTGTAACTCTTCCTCCCTGAGAGGGCGAATAGGTTTAAAGAAGAGTTTTGGTGTTTCGCTATTTGTGTCGAAATATATTTGAGTAACAACAGCAATAGCGGAAGTATTATGTTCCGTTAAAAAACGGGCGTAGGATTGCAGGGGCATATTTCCATCTCTTGTTTCCCCAAAAATAGAAGTAGCGGGTAATCTGAGTTGGTATATTATCTCCAGATGGTCCTCCATAGTAATGGCTAAACGCTGTGAAAACCTGCAAGCCCTACTGCTCCCGTAACCAGAACCTCTTATATTCTGTTTACAATCCAGACATCTGGTTGCCTGACGTTGTTCTTCTGGAACTTTTACTGAAGGAATTTGTGTATCCGATGACCAACAGGTAGGAACTGTTAATTTATCAGGGTCATAGTTATTTTCATAGTATGAACGCGATATAGGAGCCGCATCAATAACCACAATATTCTGAGAGCTTGAATTACTTATAGGTATTTCCTCACCCCGTGTGACTTCACTGAATTTCTTATCACGGATACCTAAACGTCTTATAGGTTCTAGCATCAGAGGTCTCGGTCCTCATCATTAATAGGTTTATCCAAAGACATAATACCTTCAGCAACTGGATCAATTTGTTTTGGTTTAGACAAAGCTTCAACTACATCTTTCACAGAAAATCTATAGGTGTTACCTACTTTAATGTAAGTATGTTCAGGGATATGATTTTTTCTGATCCAACCACGGATGGTGGAAATTGATACTGAAAAATGTTTTGATAAATCTTCAATAGGTACATACGGTCCACTCATTATTTTTTCCTAACTGATATGAGGTATTCGCTGTCCACATTTAAACCCTTCGGAACAGCTTCAGGGTTCTCCTCAAGAAATTGTTTTACATTACCTTGGTTAAGACGCTTTTCAAGAAACTCGGGAACATCATGCTCTTTTATAAAATCGTACATATGCTCCCAATCGCTTGTCCAATAACGTGTTCTAGTTGTCCTATAAAACAACCCTTCAGAAGTTCTCACACTTTCAACATTGTGTTTCTTACAATGATCCAGTAGAGCTTGCTTAATTTTATCTTGTTGGGATTTAAGTTCGTCGTCTTCTTCTTTAAACGCTGCGGATAATTCACTACGCTTATTTTTAATTTTTAAAAAAACCTTGGTTAATGTCTCCAATTGAACACCCATCCTCGTCTCTCCTGATCTTTTAAATCTTTATAGAGAACGCATATTAGTGACAGGATATGGGCTAGTCAAGTAATTTCTTGTATAAATCTACAATTTGTGTGTGAACGTCTATTTTACTGTCTAACAGACTGTAAACGTGTTTCTCTACAACTGACCCCTGTAACTGTATCACAGTACATTTATGCTTCTGTCCTGTTCGATGTACTCGTGCATTAGCTTGAGAGTATGTTTCAAGAGAACTTGTTGGCCCCCACCACACTACCGTATTGGCAGCGGTCAAGGTTACGCCATGAGCGGCGGCGGCAGGTTGAAGGATAAGAACCCGTGGATTATCTCGTTCTTGGAAGGCTTTAAATACTTCAGTACGCTTGCGAACAGGTACATTACCTTGGATTATTTCGTTGCTAATTCCATCCTTCCTGAGTTTATCAGCAAGAATACCTATAGTGTGTTTGAAGGTTACAAAGATAAGTACCTTCCGGCTGGATTCATCAATAACTTCCCGAAGCACCTTGTACCTGTGCTTTATATCAAACTCCAATGCGTTGCCTTTATCGGTATAGATCGCACCAGAACTTATTTGCAGGAGTTTATTCATGTTAACCGCGGCATTCACGGCGGTAATTTCCTCCCCCGCCGCTTGCATAACCATGCGATTACGTAATTCCTTATAATATTTCTTTTGTTGACGGGTAAGTTCTATCTCACGTTTGACGTAAATCATATCAGGGAGGTCTAGACAGTCGTCTTTTGTAAAACGTATTGCTGGCTGTAGTACATTGAAAACTGTTTTCGTGGCACTGTCTTTCGGTACCCATTTAAAATTGGATACTTTATACATAACCAGATCACGGAATGAACCAAAAAAACGGGGGACTGCCATAGGATTGACAAGTTTCGCCAGACCATAAGCATCCAAGGGGCTTTGCGCGGCAGGGGTTCCTGTCATCATCCAAAGCCAAGTATCAGGCTTCATTACAGAATTAAGAACTTTCCAGCGTTTTGTCTGGGCGTTTTTATAATGGGTAGCTTCATCCGCAATTATGAGATCGAAACCCCCTTTACTTATAGCATCTGCTACGATTTCTACCCCGTCATAGTTTATAATTACATATTCAGCGTCACCTTCGATAATTCTCCGTCTTTTATCAGGGGAGCCGTAGGCTACATCCACACTACGATGCATGGCAAATGTAAACAAGTCAGCACGCCATGCACTATCCATAATCGAGAGCGGGCAGATAACTAACACCCGCGCTATTCGCCCCTGTTGTATTAGAAAATCAGAAGCCCAGATTGCAGACGCAGTTTTACCTGTACCTTGTTCGTTAAAACAAAAAGCTTTCCTGTTCATCGTTAGGAAAGCCGCCGTGCTCCTTTGGTGGGTAAATGGTTTATACTGGCCGGGCCACTTATAACGTCCTTCTATAGGTGATGGCACGTTTATATTTAATTTTTTAAGTGTGTGGCTTTCATCAACTCCCCATTTTACGAGCACGTTATTATCTCCCACTATATGACTTTTAGGTATAACTGTCGTTACTTGCTGAGGATTTCGCAGTTTCAGCAACACAGCCTTGTTCTTAATGATCTGCAAGTTATGTTCTCCTGATTACCTTGCGCTATGTTTTTTTCGTCTTCCTCTTACCATTGTTTGCACGGTTTTTACTGGGACTCATTAGTCTATACCCGTCTGCATTAGTGCCACCACTACGGAGTGGTTTATTGTGGCTTATATCTTTACCTTTTCGGTTGACACCTTTTTTATCCAACGCCCGTCTAGCTTTTTGACGTTCCATACGCGCCCCGTGTTCGCCACGTTGTTTTTGTAATTGGTATTCACGTTTATAAGGTCGAGGGGATTTAGTATAAACCATTAGTTTCTCCCATTATGGGCACATTCGGTAACAGCACAATGTCGTCTACATAACCCGCTGGGTCGTGGATTCCATACATTATTTTCAAAAGCCTGTTCCATATTAGAATAATCAGACAACCATTTATTCCAAAGTATTTTTTCTGTATCCCGCATATATACATCTTTTATTAAATCTTTGGACACCACAAACAATAATCCAGCCCGTACCTTTTCAATCTGTGGAAAATGCTTAAAAATAGTAAGGGCCATTAGCTCTAACTGACCTTTATCAGCGTACCGAGCAGACTTCCCAGTTTTATAATCCACTACCCACGCAGAATTTTCATCCAATATAATTAGGTCTGCTATACCTCGGAACCAAACATCTCCATCATCAAACCCGCAGGGGTCTAGGTTCTTCGTAAGCCCAAACTTGTACTCACATAATTTATGCCCCTGCTTTGATTTTAAACTGTCCAGCGCGGCAACAGCATAATCAAATCGGGCTGGCATTGATTTACCATCTTTTATATAAGCCTCTGCGGCCTCATGAAACGCGGTACCGTATAACATAGCTTCAGTTTCAGATTCAGCATAATCCTTGGCAATCCTCATGTGATAGAATTGCTTTGGGCATTGTTCAAATGCCTTTATTTTACTGAAAGACCAAGGATCAATGCTCATTTTTTTACAAGGCTTAAATGGCTAGGGGATTCTGACTTATCATCCCAAGTAACTTGAACTGTAAATCCGCCCATATTGTTCTTGGTAGTTTTACTTGTAAACCCATCTCTATGGCTACATCTCCAACACAAGGTCTTAAACCTAGCAACTCCTGTATCTACCTCAATAGTTTCAGTAAACTCTGCAAAACCCCCACATTTTCTGCAGTCGGCAAACGTATCAAGAACTTGTCGTAACGTAGCCTCGGACGTAGATTGCGTGAAAAAGTTTTCAGTTATACCTCCTAAAGTCGCACGGTGTGCAACATGTTCCTCACCTAAATCTAGTTTTTTTGTCATTCACAATCTCCATAAGATTTGCCTACGCCCGATTCACAATCTATCGGGAGTCCGTCGGCCCAATCAGGCACCTCGCGCATACAAGTTTCGATGTAGTTTTGCGCTTCTTCTACTTCCTCGTCGGCTACACAGCACACAACCGAGTCATGCACCGTCAGCACAACCTGATATTTCTTTGATATTTTTAACATTTGGTCCCCGATTATGCAACGCGCAAGAGCTTGGCATACATTCTCTATAACTTTACCGCCGTATATACGAGTGCGACCACGCCGTGTTTGATAAGATAATTCCAACCCAGTTCCAAAATTAGCTTGACCCGCATAGCCTTTCTCATTTTGCAGATCGGCGTATCTCAACAACAAACCAGACGGGAGCTGCAGTGCACTATGTTCTACATCTACTGTTAACAAGTTGCCACGTCCGAACGAAAGGGCGTCCCCTCGTGATAGATATACCAACATATTCTGAGCGGCCCTCCATAAATTATATATGTCGTAATTGGCCTCTCTATATATCTTTATAACTCTCTGTGCTTCCCACTTGTCTATTTTGGTCCCGAAGTTCTTTAGCTGTTCCCGAAACCGAACCGCGCCCATGCCATAACCAGCCCCAAGGATAGTGGTCTTGCCTACAAACCTCTGTGCGGCTGACACATCTTCCTCCCCTATCCCGTAAATACGAGAGGCCATTTTCTTATAAACATCTTCACCGTTGGCAAATGCGCTTACCAAGTCCTCTTGCTCGGCAAGCCACGCCAGAATACGTGCCTCTATCTGGGCGGAATCGGCGTCGATCAGGGAATGTCCTTCGGGGGCTAGTATGCTCCGCTTTAACTTCTTACCTTGTGTGCCTCTACTTGGAAGATTCTGTAGATTAATCTTATCGTCACCACCCCACCTACCTGTATGCGCGGCGTAGTATTTAACAGGTACCGGCAGCAGCCCACGTTTAGCAATATCTATAAACCTCTGTGTACGTGTTTCTTCTAACGTACTTTTGTTCCCAAGACGGGCCGCGATTAAAGTTTGTACCCTTGGGTCTTCATGATCCATGAGAGCTATAAATTCCTCATCAGATTTAGCGAAAGCAAATGTTTCCTTACCTGTCGTTTGGCTTATTTTTATTGGAGGTGTAACCCCAGACTTCCTCAAAAGCCCCGCAAATTTAAGGTTGCTCATTAAAACTTCCCTATCAACCCCCGCTGCCCCCAATAACTTGTTCTTGTGGTCACGTGTTTCCACAAGATGTTGTTCCAATAGCTCCAGATCTAAACCCAACGTAGGATTTATAAACATGCGTAAACTAAGGTCTATAAGTTTTAATTCTTTTATGGGAAAATCTTTACCAAGAACTTTAAACAGAGCATAAGTCAAATCCACATCATTTATACAGTAGTCACCGTATCGTGAGAGTTCTCTTGGTGAGAAATCCGCTCGGTGCTTCCCGAGTGCGTTGATGACTTCGGTGCCTTTAACGCCGAGAGAATACCTTTCAACCAACGCTTTGAGACTTCCACTAACTTCCACCCCATCCACAGCACGGGCGATACACAAAGTATCGGCATAAGCCCGAGGATGAATATCAAACAACCAACTAGCAATAGCCCCATCAAACATAGTGTTATGAGCAAGAAACATAGTCTCGTCCCAATCGAATGTTTGTAGGAATTTCTTAATCTGTTCTTTCGATCCACTAGCCCACTCCGTTCTCTCGCTGTTTATCTTAGTTCCTACCCCAATAACTTCAAAACGGGGGTCACGGATATACTCCTCCGTTGTCATTTTCGATAATGAAAACTCTTTATCGTAATAAGTTTCAAAATCTACAGTTATTAAATCCATGTTCAGCCACCCCTATTCAATGCTTCCTCCTCGACGTCCAATCTTTTGGAAACAAGTTCAGCACCGCAAGCCAGATAACCACATCCATCAACCCAGTTATCCCAATTTGGTTCATTGTTTTTCAACCGAGCGATCTTCAATAATGTCATCATAACGGCTACATCCACCGCTGAAACATGAGTACCCAGATGTTCGGACCAATATTTAGCAATAGTGCCAAAATTATCTTCCATATCTCCATGCTCGTCTGCCCTGTCTCTAACAATATATTTTTCCGCTGTACGTAACACGTTTGCACGTACATCAGGGCGTTTCGGGCCTAGTGGTTCATTAAAAGGAAGTTCAAGTTGTTCTGCCAATTTACTTCTCCTTATATGTTAAATTATATTTTCAATGGTTTAATCAATCAGTGGGGATGTGTGTACGCGCCACATGATGTTTGCTACCACAGTGAAGCAAGTAGCACATCTAACCCTTCCATCATCTACCAAATGCCCAGATGTGTGACCACAATCAAATATCATTACTTCTATTTCTTCTGGAGGCGTAGACTTTGTATTCCGAGGAAACTCTATAATATTATCAATTTTTTTCACGCTATCCTCTTTTAATTCTTATTCCAAAAATGCCCCCCATTTAGGGGGGACTAACGTAGCGTGCTTACCCGACAACAGCATTAAGGGAAAGGATAATAACGGGGCAAGCTCTCTCGTTGCAGGAAGCCGCCCCTCTAAAACCAAAACCTGTTGTTGCGGGAGGATAATTTTCGGCCTCTCTCCCACTTAGCCGCCCATGCACAATCAGACATGGGTTACTCGTTGTAAGAAGTTTCATCTTCATCTCTTTGTTTGATGAATTTACGATAAGCCTTTTTCTTGTATTTCTGCCTTTGCTCACTACGTTCAGCCCCGCTCCTAAAATTAGGATTGAAGTCAGGAATGTCAGACCAATCAATTTCGTCATCAAGAATCCAATCATTAAAAACTTGCAGGGGGGGCCATAAATCACATTTATATATACCTTTTTTTGCCCTGCTTAATGACCTTCCTTGAATTTCGTTTGCTCTCAAAGCATCATTCAAACGGCTATATGCTTCCGCAGTGTTACCTGCCATTTCCAGTTGGCTTGCTTCTTTGAGTAATAAATCCTCAAGGCAATAATTATGTTTTAATACCGAGACCATTCAACTTATCCGAAACTCCAGAAACATTTTCCTCATTGACTACCCAGCTCAGGCCGTTTGCGTTTTGAATATCTGTTAAGTTCTTTTGCTGTAGCGGTGTGGGTTTATTCTTACCTGCTTTACATTCAATCCCAAAGAAGTATCCATTGTAGCATCCGACTATATCCGGTACACCGCTTCTTCCGTACCCTCCGGTCATGGGAAAAAAATAATATGCTCCCAACTCTTTGAGTTGTTTTGTTACCGCTTTCTTAACTTTGCCTTCAGGGGTCATTCTTGTTTCCAAAAAAACTGGTTTCAAAAAGGGAGAGGCCGAAACCCCTCCCTAAAAGGGGGTTATGCGCCCCCGCTACTCATCCCCGCTATCTTCATTTTTCTTGCGAAGTCCCCATAAATGTACGGGGCGTTTAAGCTCCTTATTATACTCGTCATCAACTAAAACAGATTCGATTTTTCCAGCATTTTTAAGCCGTCCTAACGAGTGATAAACTCGCTTATATTCTACTTTATTGTATGGTAATTTTGGCCCCAACATTTCTTTCATCAAATCTGTTGTCGTTATTGGGTCTTCTAAATTATTTAAAATTTTTGTATTTAAAATATCTTGGTCTAAAAACGAACCATTAAGCCCCTCAGAAGTACCGTTGGACACTTTGTCTGTGCCCATTTTTACTACAAGTTCAGTCTTCGTTAACGCTTGAAATGTTTTGTTGTCAATAACAACAATGTCACCTTCATCTTTAACAAATAAATAGTCACCCTTTTTTGCGCGGATTGCGTTTGTTACAGGTACAACAGTCGCGCTCGTATTTAGGTTAATTTTATGCATATAAGTTCTCCTAGAACATTAAAGTTTTGTTAAAATTTTGTTAGGGATGTCCCTAACAATCCCAAAAAAACTGGTTTCAAAAAGGGAGAGGCCGAAACCCCTCCCTAATTTGTTAGGGACGTCCCTAACATTATTGTGGTTGCACAACCCAAAAAGAATTTTTGTCAATAGACTTACCAAAATCTCCATAATATATATTGGGTTGCACAACTAACAGCACCGCTAACCTTTCCTGCATCCATTGCGGCAATTCTTCTATGCTACTGTAGACACCTCCCACATCAGTGTCAAGCCTATTCATACCAATACATGACACATGAATACAATTTGTATCTGGGTTTAGGTAAACGTGATATACGTTATCGTTAAACATCTTCCTGTACGACATAAAAACAAGTCTCCGTTGCACGATAACCTACGTTATCAAAATACTGCCCATTCTTACCCATACTCAACACCGATAATTTTCCCATTAGAGCTTCGGGGATATTTTCTGAATTATATCTCTCCCCCTCTACCCATTTTGTTTTCCATTCGGATATATCGTCTGTTAAAGCTGTGCAATATAAGTCGTTACCATGAAAATCTTTCTCCACACTCACTAACAGCATACGTTTTGTACGCCCTTCAAGACGCTCTTTATGCTCCCTGTGAGCATCCAGAAACTCGGTAACTTTTTGACCAAACTCAGGGTCAATAAAATTGTAATCCGAATTTTCTACAGACAACAATTCCCTCAGAAGTGGATCATTCCCTCCATCATCAACAGTAACATTGCGCCGTGCGTTACTCAGCTTTTTTCGCATGGCTTCATCGGTGTTACTCCACCCTCTACGACATTCATTACTTTCTTTAGAAGCAACTTCTACTGCACTATAATCACGCAAGTATTTTCGAACATTACGTAATGCAACTTTTAAGTTTACACTACTGACTGAATGGTGTTTCCAATTATAAGAAGCATATTTCTCATTAGATATCCTTTTTGAATACACTATATATTGCGGCTTATTATTTTTTCCGTTTTTCTGGTCGTATGGTCTTATGTGCAGAGATACCCACCCCATACAAAGAGGTTTATACGCATGGTAAACCCAAAAACTGTGGGGTTGCTGGTAGACGTTACTCCCCAATGGACTTGCATGTACATCCTGTCGAAGTCGCGTTTGCGAGTTTTCCCCCCTCTGCGAAAAACTACACTTAGGAAAAATTTTTCGGATTTCATTTATAAACTTTTTAAGGGGCAACGGGGTTCCCCACTCGGAAAGTTCACTATCAGTCACAGCAGTACAGTCTGCCGTCCATTGCTCATGAGTTCTAGACATACTATTTACCCCTTGTTATATAGTTAAAATCAAAAATTCTGTTCGCCCATTTATTAAACGCGGCTTTAAAAGAACGGACATCTTCTTCTGTATTGAGTTGTTTTATATCATTTAGCATCAAAAACATTGAAGCGAGATGTATACGTAGTGGATGATTATAATCCGTTAGAACACTTAGCGCAAGTTTTGGACCCATATGTAAACTGCCTCGGCTATAAACCGAATTATAATCAACATCATTTTCCAGAAATTCTTTATGCTCGGAAACGTATTCATTTACTTCCGTCTGCATGTAAGACAAGGTAGGAAACGAAAACTCATCTCTCTCAATCTTCAGCAGTGGGCCTGTCGCACATAGCCAAGTAAAGAAAGACGCTATATCTTCTTTAAGTGCTTTTTTTGCTTCCTTGTTCACACGTATTTTCGGGGTGTTATGTTCCTCGCTACATAATTGCCAGAGACCCTTGTTCTCGCGCTTGAATGTCAAAAAATAATCCTTGTGGCTTCCAGCATAATTTTGGGTGGGTTTTGTAAATTCGGGACGCGGTAGGTAATAACGGTTCACACGCATCCTACTAGCACCCAGACTTGGATCATATACATTGACGAAATGCTTCCCTATTTGTGTCCAGTTATCAAACTCAAGACCAAGGGGGAGCCAGAAACGAAGAAAATTATATCTAGATGTATCATACCCTTCAGACACAGCCCCACGCACAGTAACAAATTCTGTCGAAGTCGCGTTTGCGAGTTGTCGCTCCCATACAATCGGGGGTCTCCTTAATGCCCTTCTGTGCCAATCAGACCCCCAACTGCTAGGGTTTCGTGGTAACACGTCATGCAACACATATTTATCTGGCGAGCCTTTCTCCACACGTTCCCATTTTCGGCTTCTCCTACCGATAGGTCTTACATCTTCTTCGCGGGAATGAACGCCGCTCACAAGAACACGTGTTTCGTCGTAACGCTTTTTTACATCTTCAAATGTATTTAAATCACCCATTAGTTTATATCCTTTTCGGTTAAATTTCTTTCTAGCGTATACCCGATCTAATCTGACACAGGCACATGAGTTATTTTTTCGATGGTTAAAGTCCATTTTTTTATCTTCAAATTTTGTTAGGGACGTCCCTAACCATTTCTAACCTTATTGAAAGCATCTTTCACCTTTTGGACTTCCTGTTCTGAACACCCCTCCTGCCGCATACGGTCAAGGGTGGTTTCTAATACTTCCTCAAATAATCTTAATGCTTCTTTGTATTCCATTATCTTTCTCCTGTTTTATAAAACACGTGATCACCAATTCTGACGGTCACTTTCATTGTATGCCTCCACACTGGGGACACTTGGGTTGAATGGTAGAATGTAGCTCCCTCGGAAACATCGAGGGGGTAGAAACTGGTATCGGTTACAGCGGAGGCGATACGCAACGCCATCTCCCACGCATCCTTGTTCACGGGACGTTCGGGTTTACCATCACACCAGAATGAGAACTGACACATATTACGTCGAGGGTGGCCGGATGGGTACACCGGCCCCTCCATAACAACTTTACACACGGTATCTGGATGGCGACGGGACTGGACACGGTTAATCACCACTTGAGCCACCGCCAATTGCCCTGCTGTCGGTTGGTTACGAGCCTCGAAATAAACAGCCATAGCCAAACAAGTTATTGCACTTAGCATTACAACTCCCTCGAACTGACATGTATACAGGTACCAACGGTGGGTTTGGCTCCCTTGTTATCAACAACAACCCACAAGACAGGACAATCCCATTCCCCCCATGAACCGCCGAGATACCCATCAGTTATAACAATTGCGGCCTGTGCCTTGATGTTGTTATCGGTCATATGTTTGGGGACGCACTCGACATCGGTGCCGCCGCCGCCCTTTGGCTTGGTAGACTTTACAAATTGATCCAGTTGGTGTTGTTCGTATTTCTCATCTGAACATACCACTGTGTCCCAATACAACATACGCACCCAATTAGGATGAACGGTATCGAACATTTGTTTAGCCTCGGTGAGAATGACAGCCTGTTCACGTTGCCCGATGGAACCAGACATGTCGCCAGCAACGACAACACCCTCGACGCTTTCGGATATACCACTCGGCATAAATATATCGGCTGATAGGAAACGCCTGTTAGGTCGTCTGTAGGTGGAGTAGTCGTTGCCTGAACAAGTCATCGTAATAAATTCCCGCATGACTTCCCGCCAATCCACTTGCGGTTTAAGCAAATCTTTTAATTCACGATCTGCCCCTGTACCTAACTTGCCAGCGATCAACGCACCCTGCCGTATGGCTTCGTCGATATCCCGTCCAAGTTCCCGCTTCTCCTCTTCGGAAAGTTCCTTTGCGCTTTCCCAATCATGCTCATCGAAACCTTGTGGTAACGACTTTCCATTTGAACCATTACCTGTCCCGGAATTGTCGGGATGATTATTGGAAGGAGTATCCTGCTTTAAGATGTCAAACACCTGTGCGCTATCCATCCCGCGAAACTGCTCATCCAAAAGACCTTCTTTTGGCATCACCGCAAAACCATCCTTGTTATCATCGGTTATCTTTAGGTTAATGACGTAATCACAGGCCATGTTTGCAAGTTGCGGGTCTTCTTCGTACAGATGCCTCCACGTGGTAAGATGTTTGTAGAGTTTGTGGTAGCACTCATGAAGTGTAAGGAATCGTAATTCTGGGTCAGAAAGTTTATCGACAAATTCCCTACCGTACATCTCATCACGTCCATTCGTACACGCGGTAGGTATGTCGTCACGTACACTCCGGTCTCCAATCATAAGTATGCCAGCCAAAGCCACATACTTTTCGTTACTCATAATAGACACAACAGCTTTCGATAATCGCTGTTCAGTGGTGAGTGATTTACCTAATGTTAACATTTGCTTTTATCCTTCCAGTTAAGGGGTGGAGCGATACCCCACCCTGATTTTGTTAGGGACATCCCTAACTATTTCTTATCCCCCGCAAACATATAGTTGTTTGCCATAGCCCAATCGGTGAATTTCTTATTGGTCATCACCATAGACTGCTTGGAGTATTTGGGAGCGCGAACACCGTTGGCGAACATACCCTGCGCTTCCTTGTCGAGGCGCACCATGTATTCCATCCACGGGTTAACCCACTCCTTGTCTAAACTTGCTAACGTGCGATACACAACCATACACACCGCGCTGGCACTGTCTGGCACCTTAGCGTTTTTCGGGTCTTTCTTGATACTTTCGAGTGACGGTAGCTGATCGGCTAACTTGACAAACGCCATCAAGTCCATCGCCCCGCGTTCCCCGATGGTTCCCATGAGCAGACCTGTCAGCGTTTGATCGTCAAAGTGTTCCCGCTGTTTGAGCCAATCACTTGCCGCTTCTGCGGAACGTGGTGTGAAGAACGCTGTCCTTTGTGCTTGTGGGTGGTAGATATAAGGGTTTTCGTCTGGGTCTTTGATATCCTCAAACGAGGCGAACAACTGTGGATTATCCTTGCACCACCCCAATAATGTATGGTCGATTTCATTGCTTATTCCCCATTCTATCCATTCAAGGTTGGTTGATTTCCGCATCTGCACAACGGCCATACGGTTACGGGCATGTGGTGGTAACAAGTCACCTACACCTTCGGAACCAAGGTTGGTCGTCGCAAAAATTATAGTGTCTGGGTGCAGTTTACTTGTGCCTATCTTTCTCTCCTGCATCAGTCCGGTGAGCGCAAGTTTTACGGAGGGGTTGGCTTTGCCATATTCATCAACCATGATAATAAGCGGCTTGCCTAAATGTACGCCAAGTTCCTCGTTGGTAGCGAAACGAACATAATCTTTACCATCCAAGTCTTTCAGCTTGGGTAACTGGATATCACCCAAATCTTTCGTCGTGCAGTCAAAGTAGCAGGGTACGTGGTTCGGTAAATCTTCTGCTAACATCTTTAGGATAGAAGACTTACCCGTGCCCATGTGCCCCTGCACCAAAATGGTGCGCTTGTTACCACCTGTACGTATGGCGGTGGCGATCTGGTCGATGTTTAGTGCGTACATCCGTATAGCTGAATTACTCATAAGATTTTTTCCTTTTATGTTTTTTGTTAGGGACCATCCCTAACAAATTATTTCCAGTAACCGTAAGTTACTTCGTAAGGGATAAACAGACATTCGCCTGTTATCCAAGTTCCATTCGGGTAGTAGGTTTTCTCACCGCAACCGATGAGCCATTCCATAACAATAATAGTGATGAGGAGTATTATTCCCCCCATCACAACCATTCCCAATAGACGCCCACCCATTTTATATATCCAAACTCGGTAAGGATTTAATAACATCGTCCATTGCTTTTTTCGTTACGCCGCGCAGATAGTCGTCCTCACGCAGTGCGTCGGGAGTAACGCTGTACATGGCTTCCTCCAATTTAAGTCTTGCCGCCGACATCTGGCTGTCTCCCGTCACATTACACGTATCGAGTAAACCGATTATATCCACGACATTACTAACGATACTGTCCCGAAAGATTTTCTTGTTATCACTGTTCGTATAGTCGAGCCGTTCTGACATCTTGTTCAATGCGCTGTACAACCGCGACCATATATCATCCATCGCGTTTTTTATCTGGCGTGAATAATATTCTCCATAACCCCTAACGATTTCGGCTTTAGCCTCATTCCCGATGTCAATACGAAAATCTCCAGTTTCGGGGATCGGTATGTAAGTGAGATTGAAAGAGAATTTTCCCTTGAGGGTATCTACGGTTGGGTATTCGTCACGGTAGAACAAGTTACCCAGCTTTGCCTCGGCCTTGCTGATTTCCCAATTGTAGGAGTTTAAAAAAGCCTCGACGGTTTTATACCATTCGTTCTCCATCTCGGTCATCTGCTTGTGGTAGTTGAAATATTGTTTCGTGGGCAGGAGGCGCATCCCTATATCGCTCCACGGCATTGTCATAGCGTAGTGCATGTTGCGGATGTTACCCGTCATTTTGTGTACCGCATCAAGTTCGGGACAATCTCCGAGAAGTTTCTTGTGGACGTTTGCGACACCGGAAGCGGCGTTGTTGTTTGCTGTAACTTCTTTTGATGCCTTGCGGTCCTTTTTGCGGCCCCCCCACTGACTGATGGATAATTCCGAGAGACAGGCTGATGACGCGATAGAGGGTGCGGCTGTTTCGGGTTCAAATTTTGTTAGGGACTTCCCTAACATTTCTTCGTTCAATTGCGTATTCATTTCTTTCTCCTTTTGTTTTAGGTTGTGGTTTGTACGCGGTGCTGAAGAATTTTCGTAGGACATTTATTTCTCCTCTAAACAATTTATATTATACACAAGTATAGCATATATATCAGTTAATGTCAAGTTTTGTGAAAACGTGTTGTATTATACGTATACATGTTAAAACGTATAATGTTCTGTAATGTTCTGTAATGTTCTGTAGTCGGGGTCTGTAACCCATTGAAAAATATAGAATGTTCTAATGTTCTTTTTTTTCCGATTTTGGAGAGTGATATTTGGGTGAAGTTTTGTTAGGGACGTCCCTAACACTCCGCGTCCAAGGGGGTCGAAAATATCGCTTTATAATTTTTTAAAAAAAGAACATTACATACTATATAATAAATACATATAAATTGATAAGTTTTGATAAGCACTTCTCCACAGAATTGCATACAAGCTGACACGAATTGCTACAAAAACATAATGTTCTCTCGTTACAGAACATTACGGAACATTACCCCCCAAAACCGGAACATTCCTTATTTATCAATAACTTAACACAGAACATTGGCTCACCGCTCATGGAGAAACTGGTTTCAAAAATTGTTAGGGACATCCCTAACAAAATATCAGGAAGCTGTTTGTATCATCACTACAGGTACATAGAACATTGCTATGGGTACACAGTGCACCGGTAATACTGCTGTAGGGTATACACTATAACTTGTTATGACATGAAGTTTATGGTCGCCACATTTCAGGTACTTAATGGCTCACCGCTCATGGAGAAACTGGTTTCAAAAATTGTTAGGGATGTCCCTAACAAAAATTAGGCAAAAAAAAGCCACCCCCGAAGGGGTGGCCAGTTGGGGGTAACAAGTTATTTTTTGTCGATTGTTTTGGCAATCTCTTTTAGGTCTTCGATAATTGGGGTAGCCTCAAAGTGTGGGTCTTCCCAGTTTTGGATTTTAGTGATAGCAACATTCAAACTTGCTAAAACTTGTTCCGCTGCAGTTTTTCTGGGTGCCACATAACCCTCCGCTGCCTCAGCCTCTTTTTTCTCAGCCTTGAGCAGAATTTTTCGGCTGTCGCTGATCTTCGCGCCGATAGCCTTTTGGGCATTGCTTCGGACAAGTTTGTCATTCTCCGACAGTCCCTTGTTACTTTCTAGGGCAACAAGTTTCTGCTCCCGTACTTTTAGTTGCTGGGTTGCCATTGTTCGGAGATATGCCCAAAGTTCTGGAGTGCAAGTTGAACCATTAGGGTTCTTAGTATGTGGACTGAGAAACGTATTTGCCGTCCACCCTTCTTTTTTAGCCAATTTTCCCCACAACCCGCGTTCCTTTTTTACACCGGCCTCTTTGTTCCACAATTTAAGGGTGGCTGTTTCCATTTGCTCGGAAACGGGAGCATTTCTTGTAGATGTGTTCATAACACTTCCTTTGGTTTTTGTTAGGGACAATCCCTAACAAGTTTACATCAACCCTCACGCTTTGTTTTGCGCCGTGTTGATGATGTACATTATACACATATTCCTTGTAATTAAAAGGGATAGTATGACAAGTTATGATAAGTTTAAATAAAGTTTGGTATATTTTGTTAGGGACAATCCCTAACAACGGCGCACCGCATCAAATAAAACTGGTTTCATAAACTATTGTGTGAGGGAGGGAAACCAAAGTCGAGATCGAATGGCGCACCGCGTTCGGGAGAACTGGTATCAAACATAAAAAAAGGAGGGACCGAAGTCCCTCCCCTGTAGTTTAACTACCCTTATTTTCTTTTATGTGCTTGTTAAGCTCTCTAGCTTCCCTAAACAGAAAGGGTTTGTACTTAGCCACCCCGCCTTGGAACACTACATGGAGATGCATGAACTCATTTTCTTGTTCATCGTGGATGAACATGCTGTAGGCACATTTTGAAGGATGCACGGAGTATTTATTCCACGGTTTTGTATCTTTAACTATATGCACTTTAAATCTGTCTTCCATGTCTTACCTTTCTGGTTGTGGGGGGGCCGAAGCCCCCCGGTTAATTACTTTCCAAGTATGGCACCGAGACCATGTTTACTGTTAAGACGATTACGTTCTGCCTCGGCTTCTTCTCTGGTCTCGAATTGAGCGGTAGCGTAGTGGTCACCATCTTTTACGACGTAAAAAATATCGTAGAAGTGATTGATTTTGTAGGGTGCTAATGTTTCTACCATTGTCTGCCTCTTATACTACGTAAGCCGCAAGTTAAACTGAATTGCCCAAGGATAAGAGCTAATAAAAGAACTAGATCTTTTGGGTTTCTCACATGCTCTAGGATATTCATCAGAACTAATGTTAACATTGCAGTTCCGAATATTATTGCGACTATTGTTAGACATTTATCCATTGTCTTTCCTTCCTTTAAAAAATGGGGGGGCCGAAGCCCCCCCGTAGTTGATAACCTAGCGCTTCGATACCTCATCTTTTGCCTTTTTCAGCAAATTGATTGTTTCTTCGCAATCAAACAAGGTATTTTCTGCCGCCTGTAGATATTCAATCAGCTCGACCAACGTGGTCTCGGTCCTTTCTTCTACAGATTTTGGAACCCGAGGTTTTTTCTTAACACCATTTTTGATGTCTTCTCGACGTTGGAGTTGCTTTTTGAAATCGCTTACGCGTGCTCCGATAGCTTGTTGAATGCCCCGCTTCTCGATCTTTTTCGTGTCATCCAACTCCTTGGTGTTCTTTTCCAAGAGCTTCTGTTGGGACGCTGTGAAACCCGCGACAACTGCGAGTTTTAATGCCGCATAGCGCTGTTTATGTTCAGCGCTTGTTTGTTCACCCTTCTTTGGAGCGGTACAAAACATGGCGGTATACCCAGCTTTTAGCAAGGCATCTACAGCTAAACCGTAAGTTTTTATACCTAAATAATGCTTACGGACAGCTTTTACAACGCTCCCACGCGTTGTCGTTGGCAATTCATAGGACATTGTCCTAATCCTTTCTGGCGCTTCTGAACGACGCCAGAAGCGCCGGTTGTTATCGAACGTTAAATCAAACAACATCATGTTGTGCCGTTCGATGGTGTACATTATACACATATTGTTTGATATTAGTAGGGATAGATTGACATGTTTTGGTACTAATAGATATTAACTGCTAAGATTTAATAGTATATAT